AGCGCCCAAATCGAAGCTGCAAGGATTGCAGCCGATGCTGCAAAATTCCGGCCGGTTGGGGTTGCTTCCAGATTCGGTGCATCAAAATTCGGTTATGACGCGCAAGGCAATCTAACATCTGCCGGCTACCAGATGTCCCCTGAATTAAAGGCGCAACAAGACGCTTTGATGGGTATATCAAATCAGGCGCTGACACAGTATCAAGGTGCGCAAGCTGCTACAGCCCCATTAGGTCAAGGCGCGCAGACTTTATTCGGTCTCGGACAAGGTTACTTATCTACCTCTCCGCAAGAGCAAGCTGCCAAATACATGCAAGAGCAACAAGCATTGCTCGCTCCTTCACGCGAACGAGAGATGGCTGCATTGCAAGCGCGGTTACATGCACAAGGACGGGGCGGATTAGCTATTGGTGGTACATCTAGCGGGACGATGGCCGCTAATCCAGAGCTTGAGGCTTACTACAATGCTATCCGCCAACAAGACTTGGGGTTGGCTTCACGTGCTACTCAAGGTGGGCAGCAATACGCCGCATTTGGTGCTGGATTGCTTGGAACCGGATCTGATTTACAAAAAGCCATGTACGGGACACAGACTGCCGCATACGCGCCTTACCGGACAGCTTTGGGTGGTGCTACAACGCTTGAATCACTCGCACAGCAACCGATGGATATTGGCACGGCAATAGGCGCAAAATCCAGCACTGCTTCTGCTAATGCTGGGTTATTAAATGCTCAAGGCATGGCAAATGCTGCTCGAACCATGCAGCCTGCCAATGCTTACAGTCCGTGGGGCACTTTGCTGTCAGGTGCGGGTCAGGCAATTAACAACTACGGCCAACCTCAACCATACTACGGTCAGCCACAACAACCAACTTATGATCCAAACAAGTTTAGGCTTGTTCCATTCGGGAGCTAATCATGGCGCAAGACATCGTATCTGGGTTGTTCGGACTATCCCCTAATCAAGTTGCTCAACAGCAGCAGCAGCAGATTGATTTGCAGGCTCAAAACTTCGCCAAACTAGACCCTTTCCAACGTGCCGCTCAAAGCATGTATCAAGCGGGTGCTGGACTCGGAGGAATTGGCGCAGGTATGCTTGGAATGGTCAATCCAGAGGTTGAAGCCGCGAAACAGCGTGAAGCTACGCTAGGCCAGGTAGATATAAGCACCCCGGAAGGGTTGCTTCAAGGTGCTGAACTCGCTCGTCAGCGTGGTGATGTGCGGATGCAGATTCAACTGCAAGCATTAGCTGAACAGCGTAAAGCCGAATTGGTTGACCAAGAGTTTAAGTCCGCACAAGCCGCAGCACAACAAGCGAAACTAAACCAAACAACTCCTGTTAAGCAAGAAATACAAGAAGTCGGCGTTGAAGGCAAGCCCGGTTGGAGACAAAGAGTGATTGTTAATCCTGATGGATCAACAATTTCTATTGGAGCGCCGTATGTGTTATCTCAAGGCGGCGGAGAAAGCAAGCAAAACACAGTTTATATTGACCCTAAAACCGGACGTGCGATATGGGGAACGATAGCCGACTCAAGAGGAAAAGTCGCCGCTATATATGATCCGGCAACTAAAGGTTATGTTGCCGGGGCTGCGAAAGTTGGAACCGGCTTTGGCGAGATGAATATGACTCAATATAATACTGCCACTACGGCAGTATCTTCAATAGAAGATATTGATAAATTGATTACGCATATCAACACATCAGATGCGATTACCGGAATGGGCGCTGAAGTGTATAAAAATATAGAAAGAGCCAAAGCAATGCTTGGCGATAAGGTTGCAAGCGGTAAAGCATCTAACACAGAAATTCTGGACGTGATGATGGGTTCTGAAGTTTTTCCGATGATTAAATCTCTTGGTCTTGGAGTGAGAGGGATGGACACTAAAGAAGAGAGAGAGTTTATGCGTGCTGTATTAACTGGCACAATATCGCTGAATAAAAATACGCTATTAAGGATGGCCAAGATGCGCAGAGACATTACTGAACGCTCAATAAATAAATGGAATACAAGACTTGAAAAAGGTGAGCTTGATAGGTTTTATGAGGCAACAGGGCTTCCAAAGGAAAAAATAGAGCTTAAAACTCCTACTGGAAGTAATACGCAAACATGGGTGCGCGATGCATCCGGTCGTCTTGTGAGGGGCCAATAATGCCTATTACTGTAATGGCAGATGGTATTCAGCATGTATTTCCTGATGGGACTACAGATGATGAGATTTCTTTTGCATTAAACGGCTCAAAAGAGAACCAAACTAACCAACCACCTTCACAAGAAGAAAACTTCCTGATGAAAAACTTTGTTCGCCCTGCGAATGAGTTTGCTGGGTCGATTTTTGAGCCTGCGCTTGGAATAGCTACCGGAATTGCCGCAAAGCCAATTTCGGAGATTGCTGGTATGGCTGCTATCGGTAACGAGTTGGTATCTCCACAAGGTGGTGATCCAGAGGCATTCAAGCGTTATGTAGCCGAGGCGCTTACTTACAAACCACGGACGCAACTTGGCTCATCTGATCTCAACCCTATCAATGCTGCAGTGAACACCGCTGGAACAGTTCTTGATGCTGGCGGGAATCTTGTTGCAAGCGCGACTAAATCGCTAACAGGTAGTGATATTGCTGCGGCAGGAGCCAAAGAAGCCGTATTGCAAGGATTGGGGTTTATTGGAATCAAGACTTTGCCAAAGATCAGGGCTAAAGGGCTTAAAGAAAAGGCTTTGTATTCAGAGCGCGATGCAGCGCGCCAGGCAGCAAAAGATGTTGGTTTGATTACGCCTCCAGAGGGCGGAATGGTGCGCAATACGCTTTATAAAGCAGGCAAAGCGGGTGATGCTGTTTCATTGAAGAATCAGCAAAAGGTCACATCTTTGATGGCTCGTGATTCTGGATTGCCGGAAAATGTAGATATTACTCCAGACTTAATAACGCAGCAAAAGCAAATTTTGAATAAATCATACGATGCGTTTGCTGGAGCGTTCCCTGCTGGAGTTAAAATATCAACTCCGTTCGTTAATAAAATGAGAATGAAGTTAGCCGATGTTGAGAATAAACTCTCTACAGAGGCTACTACTTATTCCCATTTGAAAGATGTCCCTGATGTTCTCTCGGAACAAATAAACAAAGCATCTGGCGCAAGGGATGCTCAAGGGCTGATTGATAGTATTTCCGCATTGCGCAATAAAGCAGATGATGCTTATGCGACAGGGAATCCAAAGGCCGGAAAGCTATATCGTGATATTGCAGACGGATATGAGAAGGCAATGAGCGACCAGTTAAAATCTTCCGGTAATTTCAAGATTTACAATGAATTTGAAGACGCTAGAACAAAATTGGCTAAATTGCACCTTTTGTCGGATGTGGTTGATCCGGTAAGTGGGTTAGTAAATTTTAATTTGCTTCGCAGTAAATCAGGATCAAGCATCAAGAAAAATAGATACTTGACCGGAGACACAAAGATTGCTGCTGATTTCGCACGTCAATTCAAGACTGCATCAAAGCAACTCGCGCCGGATCAAATCGCTTCATTGAACAAATGGGAAATTGCCGTTCCATTAGCCGCGCTAGGGTCTGCCGGGGGGGGTGCTGCGGCAGGTGCAGCCATGTTTAGTAATCCATTGCTGGGTGCTACTTTGATGGCTATACCTGCTGGTATAACGATGGCCGCACCAAAACTAGGAACTGCCGGATTGCTCTCTAGAACGCCAACATACACCAATAAAGGCATTCAGTCAGTTTACGGTGCTGCTGCTTTAGCCCCATATCTTGCCGATAAGGAACAATAATGGCTACTTATTTGGAATTGGTTAATGACGTACTTGCTCGGATGCGCGAAACTTCCGTATCTACGGTATCTGCTACTTCTTACTCCGCGCTAATCGGCAAGTTTGTAAATGATGCAAAGCGGCAAGTTGAGGACGCCTGGAATTGGGATGCGCTATCTGCCGAACTGACTGTTACTACAGTAGCAGGAACGTCTAATTACGCCGTTACAGGCTCTGGCGTGAGACATAAGGGCGCTGTTATCAACTGCACTACTTCGACGGCTCTAAATCAGCTTAAAAACGTTCCTGTCCAGTGGATTATCGACCAACAACAACTCTCTACCGTTCAACAAGGCTCTCCGTGTTATTACGCATGGAATGGAACTGATGGCACGGATAGCAAGATTGAGATATTCCCGACCCCCGATGGAGTTTATACGCTGGCAGTAAATCTTTATGTTCCTCAAGCAACATTGTCCGATGATGCTACTTCTCTGACCATCCCGTCCGATGCGGTGATTATGGGCGCTTACGCCAGGGCGATTGTTGAGCGCGGAGAAGATGGCGGGTTGAGTTCCGGTGAAGCGTATGGACTTTATAAAGGGATATTGGCAGATCAAATCGCTATCGAAGCGAGCCGGTTTGTTGAAAATGATTCATGGGTGGCTTGCTGATGGCAACTCAATTAACACCTTTCTCGATTGTGGCCCCCGGATTCCTCGGACTTAATCAGCAAGACTCCCCTGTTGATATGCCGCAAGGGTTCGCGCTTCGTGCAGAGAACTGTGTAATTGATAAATCAGGGCGTATCGCTTCCCGTAAAGGATGGGTCAAACAACATGATGCCAATACCGATTTAGCGACTAGCGATATTACTTGTTTTGGTGAACTAATAGAGAACGATGGAACAGCAACCATTCTGGCTACCGGCGGCGGGTTTTTATTTAAGTTTGACGGGACTTCTTTAATAACCCTCACTTATGGCGGAGGTGGTGTTGCGCCAACTATTTCAGAGAATAATTGGCAATTCACTTCATTGAATGGTATTGGATTGTTCTTCCAGCGCGGCTATGACCCGCTGATATATGATCCTGCCGTATCCACAACAACGTTCAGGCGGCTTTCTGAACACGCCACATACTCTGGTACTGTTTTGCAGGCCAACACTGCTATAAGCGCATATGGGCGCGTATGGTGCGCCGATACATCAACCGACAAGAACACGGTGAAATGGTCTGACGTTATTACCCCGCAAGTATGGACTGGCGGGACTTCCGGAAGTTTGAATTTGTTGGGCGTATGGCCTAAAGGTGGCGATGAGATTGTTGCTTTTGCTGCTCATAACAATTTCCTGATTATTTTCGGCAAGAAACAGACGT